GGTGTTTCGCATCCGCTATGCGGCGGACGTGTCAACGAACATGCGCATCAAACACGATGGCGATGATTTCGAGATCGAAGGGATCAGCGAAATCGGCCGGCGCGAGGGATTGGAGTTGCTATGCCGCGCGGTCAACTGAAGAACGTGGTCAAGATGCCCGCGAAGATCCCGCCACCGCCGGAGTGGATGGGCGAGGATGCTGCCGAGCACTGGCGCAAGATCGTTCCCATCCTGCACGGGCGGGGCATGCTCACGCCTGAGCGCATGCCGGCGATCGAGGCTCTTTGCTCGCAGGCGGCGGAAGTGCGCCGGTGTGAGATCGCTATGCAGGGCGAGCCCACCATCATCACCGGTGGCAATGGTGCTGTACGCGCGCACCCTGTTATCGCGGCCAAGAACAAGGCAGCACAGAACGTGCTCGGTCTCTCCAAAGGTCTTGGGCTGGTTGGTGCGAGCGCGCCGCCTACGAACGCCGATGGCGGCCCGGACGAGCTCTCAGATTTGGGGCTCGACTGATGGCGAGCACCTACCCTGAATGGCTGTTTGATGAAACGCCGATCCCTGACCCTCAGGGACGCGCTGAGCGTGTTCTGCGCTTTGCCGACGCGATGAAGCACCCAAACAGCAAGGACGGCACGCTGGAGCTCACATCGTGGCAAAGGCGGATCCTTGAGAGGATCTATGGGCCTTCAGATGAGAACGGTCAGCGGCTAACGCGATCGGTGTTTTTGCTTTTGCCCAGGGGCGGGAGAAAGACGACCTTGGCCGCAATCATGTGCCTCTCGCACACCATCGGGCCAAACCAAAAGCCCAACGGCCAAATCATCGGAGGTGCAGGCAACAGAACTCAGGCCAAAAAAGCTTTCGACGAGGCAGCCGCTATCATCAAGGCAGATCCACGGTTTTTGGCTGCGTGCAAGATCAGGCCCTCTAAGAACCTGATCCAGCATGTTCGTAGCGGCAGTGCGTACACCACGGTTAGCGCTGATGGCGACATGCAGCATGGCGCCACTCCAACCATGGCCCTGCTGGATGAGCTCCATGTGCACCGGAACAGGTCGCTATATGAGGCGATGGATACGGGCCTGAACAAAGAAGCCGACACGCTCATGGTGATGATTACCACGGCGGGCTCGCGCACTGATGGTGTGGCCTATGAACAGTACCAATACGCCCGGCAAGTAGCCCTTGGCGAAATTGATGACCCCCACTTTCTGCCAATTCTCTTCGAAGACGATGGCACCCGTGAATGGGATGACGAAGAGCTTTGGCATGAGGTGAACCCAGGTCTCAAGGATGGGTTTCCGGACCTGTACGGGTTGAGACGCAAGGCGAAGAAAGCCAAGCACCTTCCCGCCGAACGAGAGGCATTTGAGGCCTATCATCTCAACCGCTGGCAAGATGGCAGCCTTGGCGGCTGGATCGAGATGGCCGTCTATGACGAAGGCGCCGAGCCGCCGATCGATCCTGATGCGTTTGTCGGTGAAGAGTGTGTGATCGGCGTCGATCTATCGTCTTCGTTCGATATGACCGCGGTTGTTGCTGCTTTCCGTATGGATGGTGGTGTGGCGGTGCTGCCTCGGTTCTTCCTGCCTGAGGAAACAATCCAGAAGCGCATCCTCGAAACCGAGCTGCCTTGGCGCGAGTGGGTGGACGACGGTCATTTGATCGCGCTGCCCGGCGCGGTGATCGATGAGGATGTGGTTGAGGACTACATCCGGGGTCTTTGCCACACCTACCAAGTCACGGAGATCGCGTGCGATCCACACCGCGCGGCTCGCATGATGGCACGGCTGTTGGATGATGGTGAGCCGGTTGTGCAGTTCCCGCAACGCCGCCTGACCATGCACCCGGCTATTGATGGCCTGCAAGGGCAAATTCTCGCGCGGACACTCTTCCATGGCGGTCATCCGGTCCTGCGCTGGAACGTGCAGAATGCGACCGTTAGCGCCGACTACGCGGGCAATCTCATGTTCCACAAGAACAAGGGCAAACGCGGCTCCATCGACGGATGCGTTGCCATGGCGATGGCCGTGCATCGGCTCAGCGCCGAACCTGCCATTTCCATTTACGATACTGACCAACGCCCGGACGGGCTGTTGTTCCTATAGAGGAGGCCCAGACGATGGCCACGCAGGACGAACATAAGCTCGTTGTCGCTCTCGAAGCGCGGGTGAGGAATTTCGAGCGCCAGATGCGGCGCGGGCAACGTGCTGCCAACCAGACGGTGAATCGGATCGACAACCGGTTCGCGGGCATGCAGCGGCAGCTTGACCGACGGTTCCAGGCGGTCGGCCGGAGCCTGGCAGGCGCATTGTCCGTCGCGGCGCTGACACAGGCCGGCCGCGCGATCCGCGGTGTGGTTGCTGAGGTCGATAGCCTGGCCAAGGCGGCCGACAGAATCGGCCTTTCCACGACTGGCCTCCAGCAGCTTCGCTATGGCGCCGAACTCGCAGGGGTCAGCGTCTCAACCCTTGAGATGGCCATGCAGCGCTTTTCCCGTCGCGTGGGTGAAGCGTCGGCAGGAACGGGCGTTCTCAATGACGTTCTCGAAGCCAATGGCATTGCCATCCGCGACAATGAGGGGCGCATGCGCAGCGTCGAGGCGATCTTTGATGACTATGCAGACTTGCTCCAGCGCGCCGAAAGCGACCAGGAACGGCTCACCTTGGCAGTGAGGGCCTTCGACAGCGAAGGCGCCACCATGGTCAACATGCTGCGCAACGGCTCTCAGGGGCTCGCTGACATGCGTCAGGAGGCCAATGACCTTGGTGTGGTGCTTGAGGAGGATTTGGTTCGGGCGGCTGAGGATATCAACGACAAGTTCTCAATCCTCACCTTGCAGATCGGCACCCGGTTCAAGAACGCCGTCCTGGAAGCGGCGAACGCCGTCAACCGGCTGTCCAATCAGGCACAAAACGGCATTGATCGTATCAATGAATGGTTCGAGTCCACGCGCAGCCCTGAAGACCGCATGCGCGGAGCCCTCGGCAACTATGAGTTCCAGTCCCGCAATGGGCTGAGCACGCAGTCTCCGAACTTCTTTGACCGGTCATCGTTCAACTTCGGGGGCGATGGAGAAGATCCGCCGGCGATCGTGCCGCCGGGCAACACCCGGACCATTCGCGAGCAGACGGACGCGACACGGGCGCTTATCCGTGAGCTCCAGTTCGAGCTCGATCTGGTCGGCATGTCCGAGCAAGAGCAGGAGATCGCCATTGCCCAGCGCCGGGCTGGTGCCGACGCGACCCAAGAGCAGCGTGCGCAGATTGCGAGCCTGATCACCGCGCGGATCGCGGAGACCGAAGCGATCGACCGTCAGACGGCGGCGCATGCGGCGAATGAAGAGTCCATGCAGTATCTCGGCGAGATGGCGTACGACGGCCTCATGTCCATCGCCCGCGGTGCAGAGAGCGCAGAGGAGGCGCTCAGGGGCATGGCACTGCAACTGGCCGATGCGGTTGCTCAAGCCGCTCTCTTCGGCCAGGGGCCGCTCTCGGGCCTCTTTGGCGGTGGTGTCTTCAACACGCTGTTCAGCGGTGCTGTGGGCATGCCCATGCAGCTTGCCGAGGGCGGGAAAGTCGCCGGCCCGGGCACCAGCACAAGCGACAGCATTCCGGCGCTGCTCTCAGATGGTGAGTACGTGGTCAACGCCCGCGCGGTATCGCGGCCGGGTGTTCGGCAACTGCTCGACCGTTTAAACGCCATGGACTTTCAACTTCCTCGCTTTGCTAAGGGCGGGTTTGCGAGCCTTGGGGACTCAATCGCTCATTTGTCTCCGATGAGCGAGAACAGCCCTGAATTTGTGAGGGGGTGAGGCAATGAGCATGGTCGCTATTGGAAAGACGCCATTCGGGATCGCCGTGGCTGCGGACACAGCAGCCTACCGGCTTGACGGCGTGGTCAAGAGCGTCTTCGCCCCGAAGATCCGTGTTTGGCCGATGCTCAACATGGTGGTGTGCCATATCGGCTCGCAGCCCCTGGGCATGTACTTCAACGACGGTCTGATGACGCACCAACCGACCAGCTTTGATGAGACGCTGAAAGTTGCCGAACACTTGTTCATTGAAGGCTTCCTTCAAGACCAGTCAGACCGGCCAGAAGTGGGCTGGGAATACTGGCGTGGACGGGTGCTGATTGCTGGCCTCTCAGAAGAGCGTGGGCAGTATGAGATCTACAAGCTATGGACAGGCGTGGGTGAAAATGAGCCCGATGCCTTCAAACTGATAGAGATCCCGCACCCGTTCTATGGGGCGTGCGGTGGTGATGCCTTTTTGGATCGCCACGGCGCAACCGAGGAGCTTTTTGCGCGCACAGGGGAAGACCCTAACGCGATGGTCGAGTATTGCGTGCGCGCCATCTGCGCAGCCCGGCAAACTAGCGGTTTTGCCGGGCGTGAAGTGCGAGACGGCTATTGGGGAGCCGGGGGCGCGATTGAGTGCGCATTCGTGTCGCCACAGTCTGCGCAGCAATGGATTAGGCATCGCTGGAAAGAGGATGAGGTGAACAAGCCCATCGACCTCAAAGCAAGCGCGATCGGCCCGGCCGATCTGTATCCACCGGATGACGCAGGGGAGGCAAGACAATGAGCGTGATGCCCTCGATCCTCGCCATCCTTCTGGCCGATCCCAATGTCGATGCCATCATCGACGGCCGCATCCACATGAGCGCAGTCGCCGAGGACGCACCGCGGCCGCTGGTCATGTTGGTGAGCTCAACCGAAGAGGATGGTTACCACCTCCAGGGCGTCAACCAGCACCCTGAGGCCATGTTTCAGGTGGTTTGCGTGGCAGACGACTTCCAGACCGTCGAGGCGCTCGGTGATGCGGTGATCGCCGCCCTACAGGACTACTCAGGCGTGGTTGCGGGGAAGCAGGTCACCACCTTCCGAGAGCCGGTGAACGCGTTCGATTTCGTGCCGTCGAACAACACCCACCGGCGGATAGTCGGGTTCAAGGCGCGCTATCGGGCAGTGGCCTAGGTGTTGACCAAATCGACCTAAATTCGCCTTTTATGATTATTTTTCAATCGATTGGAGTGGTGCCTATTGGCGGCCTTCAGCGTACTCTAAGAGCTTTCTTAAGTCAGGAATGTGTGCTCGGTATTTCGTTTGGCAAGTCGGGCACTCGAACAAGTGCTTATCCACAAAGGACGACCCATTGGACTGAATTATGGATTTGATCGATTGCTCGAAACAAGGAACGCACAGTGCAAAGAGTGGTTCGCCCTGA